GCAGAACTTGGTGGACACTATGTTATGATGAATGCAAAACTAGAACAGGCTGAAGGTGATGACTTTGCAGTAGGAAATGATTTTAGAGAAGTAGGACTTCTAGTTGACCCAACTACATTTGGTGGAACTGGTGCATTTAGTGGAACTACTGCAAGACAAACTTTTGCAGTATCGTTCTCTTCTTCGTCTGCAACATTTGAACCAGATGAAAGAATTACACAATCAACAACTGGTGCAGTAGGTAGGGTTGTTGAATATGATGCAACAAGAAAAATACTTTACTATCTACAAGAAAGATTTGAAACATACGGTGTAAATACAAGTGGTGATTATGTTGCATTTAGTGGCACTGGTGATATTGTTGGTGCAACATCTAGTTCTACAGGTGTTCCTGCTCAGCCAGGCACAAACCCTGTAACTCTTGCTGGTGGTAACACACTATCATTTGATGCACAGGGATATGCAAAACCAGAACTACAACCAGACAGTGGTAATATTATCTATGTAGAAAACAGGCGTCCAATTTCTCGTGCGTCTGACCAAACAGAAGATATTAAAGTTGTCGTAGAATTCTAATTTGAGATAAGGTGTATATAAATGGCTGTCACGCTAACAAACTTCAACGTCACTCCATATAATGACGATTACTCAACCACGAAAAATTTTCATCGTGTTATGTTTCGTCCAAGTTTCGCTGTGCAAGCAAGAGAACTTACACAGTTGCAAACCATTCTACAGGAGCAGATTAATAAATTAGGTTCGCATATGTTTGAACAGGGTTCTATGGTAATCCCTGGCGATATCAATGTTGATATGTTCTATGACTATATTCAATTAGAGTCAACTTTTAATGCAGAGACAGTAGAAACATACAGAACAGAATTTCAAGATAAGATATTAGAATCAACAACTACAGGATTGAAGGCAAGAGTTATTACAACTACTGCAGCGACTGATACTGATCCTCTTACTCTTTATATTAAATACGAGAATACTGGTACTGATGGTGTTACTCAAAAATTTGGTGTTGGTGAAACAATTACTTCTACTAATGCGAATAACACTACAACCACAAACTTCAAACTTACAACTAATCAAACCAATGAGCGTTCTGCACAGATTGGTTCAAATTCTACTTCAGTAGGAATTGGTTCAGCCGTTCTGGTTCATGCAGGCGTTTACTTTGTAAACGGTTTCTTTGTAGAAAACACAGAACAAATTATTCTACTTGACAAATATTCAAATCGTCCTTCATACCGTATTGGGTGGGAGATTTCAGAATCATTTGTAACACCAGAAGATGATTCCTCACTTCTGGATAATGCACAGGGAGCATCAAACGTAAATGCGCCTGGCGCCCATAGATTTAAAATTAATTTAACACTTGTTAAAAAGGCTCTTACTGCAACTGATGACACAGACTTTATTGAACTTGCTCGTCTTGATAAGGGTAATATTCAAAAGTTTGTTAAGTACTCTGATTACTCACAACTAGAACACACACTTGCTCGTAGAACATTTGATGAAAGTGGTAACTATGAGGTTCGTCCTTTCAAACTTGAAAAGAGAGAACATCTTAATGACGGAACAAACAGAGGTGTATTTCTTTCCACAGGTGGTGGATTAGAATCTAAGGTTGCATTCTCGATCGAGCCAGGCAAGGCATATGTCGAGGGTTATGAATTAGAGACAATGGGTTCACAGATTGTTCCTGTAGATAAACCAAGAACATTTGACAGAGAAGTTGATAGACCAATTCAAACACCTGTTGGAAACTTTCAACTCGTAGAAAATGTAAAAAATATTCCAAACATCAATGCGTTTGAAGAAGTTGCACTGTTTGATGACTTGGGTGGAAACCCAGGCGGTGGTAATCAAGTTGGTACTGCAAGAATTCGTGCATTCTCTTTGCATGATGGTGATTACACTGCGACTGCGGCAACCATTAAATTTAAACTTGGTCTATTCGATGTGAATATGAATGTTGGTAAAGATTTTGACAGAGATGTAAAGTCTTTTGATGGTACAAACTTTCTTGCAGATGTGAGTCCTACACAATCGACACTTTTCGGAACTGCATCTATTGGTTCTGGTGGCACTACAATTACTGGTGTTGGAACTCTATTTGCTACTGAACTAAAAAATGGTGATTATATTTTCCTAAACGGAACAAGACTAGGCCCAGTGACAGTTGTAAATAATTTGAGTGCAACTATCCCTGGCTCTGCATATAGTGGTGCGGCAATCAACGGTGGTTCTGTAAAAAGATTTAATGCAAAGATTGAAGAGGCAAATAATAAACCCCTTGTCTTTGACTCAAACTTTTTCAGACTTAGAAAAGTTAGAGGTGACTCTACTTCAAATCCAGATAACGAACAATCTACGTCATACACTTTGAGAAGGCAGTTTACACCAGTGCAAGTTTCTGGTGCCGGTGTTGCCCAGTTCAGTGTGTCGGATAACGAATCTTTTGCATCTGGTTCAAACCTACAAAACTATACTCTTGTTATTACTGCAAGTTCTAACGCAGGCACTGTAGGTAGAGTTCTCCCAATTAGGACAAGCGATATTACTGTCTCAGGTGGTGGACTAACTGTTAGTTTTGCAAACCTTACTAGTCTTTCGGCTGCGGCTGCATCTGGTGACTCTGTTGCTCTGATAGCATCTGTTGACGTAAGTTCAACTGCGGCAACTGAAAAAACTAAAACTCTTCTTGAAAACCAAACCGTAGAAATTACAACTCAGGCTGCTGCGGCATTAACAAATGTTACGTTGGGTAAGGCCGATGGATTTAAACTTCGTTCTGTAAAGATGGCAACAGCGTTTGGTTCATATAGTACAACAAATCAAATTGATATTACAGATAGATATACTTTTGATACTGGTATGAGAGATGCATTTTATGGACTTGCATCAATTAGATTGAAACCAGGCCAACCTGTTCCTACAGGTTCTATTCGTGTGACATTTGATTTCTTCACACATGGAGCAGGCGATTACTTCTCAGTAGATTCATATACTGGCCAAGTTACTTATGAAGAAATTCCAACATTTATTTCAAAAGATAATGGTACTTCTTTTGAACTAAGAGATTGTTTTGACTTCAGGCCTCGTGTGGATGATAGTGGAACATTCTCTGGAGCAACTGCATCTATAACAGAACTTCCATTTGTTGGTACAAATGTTTCGGCTGACTTCTCATTCTTCTTAGGAAGAAAAGATTTGGTATTCATGGATAGACTTGGTAAGTTTAATGTAATAACAGGTGTTCCCTCACTTACTCCTACAACCCCACAGGCTCCAGATAGTGGTATGGTTCTTTTTGAAACAACCATGTCTCCATATGTTATCGGACTAGATGAAATCAATATTAGAAAACTTGATAATCGTAGATACACAATGAGAGACATTGGTAAACTTGATAAAAGAATTACCAATCTAGAATATTATACTTCACTCAATCTTCTAGAGAAAGAAGCCGCAGCACTTGTATTGAAAGATAGTGATGGTAATGATAGACTTAAAAATGGTTTCATAGTAGATAACTTTACAGGACACGCAATTGGTGATTATGAAAGTCCAGATTATAAAGTTGCTGTTGACTTCCAAAAACGTCTTGCCCGTCCAATGGCTTTCTCTGATAACGTAAACATGATTGAGACTTTATCTTCTGCATCTGCAAGAACTTCTTCTGGATACAGAAAACATGAAGATGGTATTATAACTCTTCCATACTCAGAAGTTAGTTATATTGAAAATCCATATGCAACAGATAGTTTCGATGTAAACCCATATAAGGTTGCACCATTTACTGGTGAGATGACACTTGTTCCATATTCAGATGACTGGCAAGATGTAACTCGCCGTCCTGATGTTGTTGTGGATGATGACAATAACTTTGATGTTATCAATCGTCTTGCAGAAGAGATGGGTGTAACTGGTACAGTTTGGAACTCTTGGCAGAACTCTTGGTTCGGTGAGAGACAGTGGACAGGTACAGAAAGTTCAACTAGCACACAAAGAAGATTTCAAAATGGTGGAGTTGCAACTATAAGAACAACAACTACTAGAG